TAACAATACCAGATTCTATAAACTTTTCTGACTGGAAAAACCAATATGTGGGACAGGTTCTGTACTGTAATTATGATGTATCAGAAGATATAGATACTACATGGTCAGATATTTATGGGTATGGATACTATGATATTTATGATGAAAATCCGATAATAATAAATCGGAAAAAGATTCAGCTAAGAAGATCTCCTCTTTTGGTATGGAATCACCCTACTACTAATGTAGATTCACCAATTGGTGGATTTAAACCAGTCTTTAGAGTTTATGTTAAGGAGAATATTGATTCAGATTGGCAAGAAGTGCCCTATGATAGGGTGAGAGATTTCAACTCTAATACTGGAGTAATAGACTTTAAAAGTAGAGTTATTCCATCTGATCCTAGGTTGGTTAAAGTTGATTATACCACTAAGGATAAGCAGATCTACTTTAGGCAAGTTGATGGTGTTCAGATACCACTGAATCCAGTATTGAATAGTGATACAGTTTCTTTTATAGACCCGTTGTATATCTACATAATGCCGACACAGATTTGGAAAGCATCTAATTCTACCGATAATAATACTTATTCTTTATTGGAAGAATATGAATATACGTCAAGTGTAAAGTTTACATATGATTCTAGAATATTTGATAAGGCATCTCACTTGTATAATCCATTTGCCCTAAAAATAGCTATTATTTATACATTAAGAAATCCCAATAGCACACCAGCACAGATAGAAGATACTAGATCTAGGGGTGGTGGATTGGTGGACGGATATTTGAATAATAACATTTTTGCTGATGTCGATGGTTTAGATTCCGCTTGGGACGTTCAGCCACCATCCGGTCATGCATATCCAAATGGTGGCTATGTCATAATTAGAATTCCTCAAGAAGTAAAAAATAACTTTACTAGGAATTATGAAATCTACAGAATTATATCTAACAATCTAACAGCTGGAGTCGTTTACGATCTTCAAGACATGGAAGGAAATCCCTGGGGTTAATTATGTTGAGTCTACTTCCTACAAATTTCGGAACACTATCTACTGGAACCAACTCTACTGTTTCTAGTCTTATAAGGCAAATGAAAGTAAGTAAATATGACGTTTCTCAGATAATAGAGCAGTTATCAAATTTCAGAGCACCGATAGACTTTGCTGCAGCTAGAATAGCTCCAGGGTCAACCCTTACTAGGCAGATATTGACAGATATGTTTAGAGATTCTTCGTCAAGAATAAAACTTCTTTTTGCTACTGCAAATGGTGTAGCTACAGCACTTGGGTCTATGATTGAAGTATTTTCATCAGAAATAAATAAACTGGAAAAAGATTTAAGTGATTTAAAACTTTTTATAGATAATTACGAATTTCTATCTGGTAAAGACGATTTTTATAATTCCAGTTATATAGAGAAATTTGATAATTTAGAAGGAGACTATAGATCTGATGGGGTTAGTTTTAGGATACCAGATAGGGATGGGATTCCGTTTCCAATAGGGGCAAATGGATTTATTGATTCAGTTACTGGACTGTTTAAGGTTGGTAAAAATTATACTAATATAAGCGTTCTTGATAGAATTGATTCTATTAGTGTCGAAAATAATTTTTCCTCATACATAACTTCTGAATCAGAGTTTTCAAATTTATTTAATCAAGATATACAAAATTCTTGGAATGTGACAGTAAAGTCACCTGTTATACTTTCTTCTTTTCTCAGTAAATATTCTAGCTACATTAGGGATGGGCGGATACCTCAAAAAGGTGCCGAGGTAGTTGCAGAGGTTATATTCAATTCTCCAGTTCAGTTAGATACAATAAGATTCAATCCAAATATATCTAACGGACTTTCATTGATTCAAATAGTTGCGTTTAATGCAGATTCCAATAATCAAGAGTCATCTGCAAATCAAGCGGACTACAAACTTCTTTTAAATTCACCAATACTACTAAAGGGAACTCATGAAGTTTCTTTTGATCAGGTTCAAGTTTATAAGTTAGTATTTATTTTTTCTCAAAGATCTTATGCAAGAAATAAAATTGTTCCTATAAATTCTGAAATAGGTTCAAAAATAATTCAAAAATTCATTAACATAAAATCATATGATAGAAGAACAGAATTTAGTTTAAATCAGGACATGGCTCTTTTTTACTTCACTAAGAGAAACACTATATCTGGATTTATTAAAAACAAAAATCAAAACAAAGAATATTACTCTAACTCTTTTCCAATAAAAGTAGATAAGTTAGCAGATTCTATAAAAAATCAAATAATGATGATTGAAAATTATGATATATCTGAGGTCTCTAATTTAGAACTTAGTAAGCAGTTCCAAAGGATAGTAAATTCAATTTCATATTCTATGGATCGAAATAATTCCTTTATGCAGCCCCTTGTTCATACTGGTCTAGAAGACTCATCAAGGGGTTCACTTTCTATTTCTGGTGTATCTGGAACTGTTAAACTTTCTAATGGAATAGTAAACGACTATAGAAGGCAGTCTTTTTCTCCAGTTATCTCTTTTGATTCAAGAAGAGAAACATTGGATTCTTTATACTCAGAAGAAAGATCAGATTTCTATGAATATGTATTCTCTATGAAATCTATAGAGTTTTTAAATACAATTAATGATTCAGGTTCAGTAAATAAAGCCTGCTTCACGACAAAAAAGATACAGACAAATGGTCAGCCATTAGCTATGAAGATAAAACTCGATTCAGTATATGGTCATTCTACTTATGATTTCGAAGGTCTTGATATACCAAGTATTTCCTCATACGAAGTTTCTGTAAGTAATTCAGAGAATCCTGTTCAAGAAAGCGACTGGATTCCCATTCTTCCTTTTAATTATGGTTCAGTTGAAGCTGAATTTGTAGTCTTTGATGTTTCAGAGTTTAGGTATAAAACTAGATTTAGGGCAATAGGTTCAAGTATATCTTTGTACAAGGATGGAGTTTTGTGCGATCCATCTTCATACTCTTTCAATGAAGTAAATAGTACCTTAAGGCTTATTGACAACTCATTGTACAGTCAGTCATCTATATTCACTATTGGTTACGATCTTAATCTTTCTAGTTATAATCCATATGAAATTGACTTCGTCAAGACCAATATGTACAAAGACTCTGTTAAAATATATTCTAGTAGTTTTGGGTCAGGTCAAAGATTCACTAGAACTGGACAAGGTAATTCTGTAAAACTAGATTACATACCTTTTGTTAATGAAACATATAAGAGGAGTAGTACATATAACTCCGAGCTTGGTACTATATTTATAGGTTCTGGGTCAGGTTATTCACCAGTAAAAGTTAGACTAGATAATGGACAATATGCAATTAATCTAACTAACTATACTAATTCATCTAAGCCTGTTCAGTTTTATCAATCTTCGATACCACTTTTTTATGTTAATGGTAATAATTTAGTTTTTGATAGGTCAATAGATTCAACTTTCTTTGTAGAATATAGTTATATACCAGATTCTGTTAGAATAAGAGTTATTATTAGGAAAAACGTACCAAATATTAATATATCTGATAAGATTGATACATTAATAGCTAAAATAAAAACTGTGAATTATGATCCTTATTATGACAAATTAAACTTCTTATCAAGAATAGAGATTTAAAAATGGCTCAAGCTTCTTCAAATACTTTAGTTTTAAGTCAAATATTTATGAAACTTTCTGAATTCTACCAGAAAGATATCAACGGTCTTTTCAGGGATGACAATGAAAGACTGCAAGAGTATTCAGAAGTTATGAAAAATCTTTACGAAAAAATATCTAGACCTTTAACATATTTAGATCCATACATAAAAGGTGAGCCTCCTTTTTCTGAGAAAATGAACAGATTTACCCAGTCTTTATCTGGTGACATCAATGCAATTACCGTTGATGTAGACTACTTGTCTGCTAAGACAATAAATGTTTTTAACATGATGAAGACTAATGTTGATAAAGAAAAAAAATATTTAGATAGAATAGCTTCTAAAGCTAAAATATTAAAAATGTACAATAGAAGTCCTTCTGACGACTTAGTCTACTTGGGCGATTCTTTCGAAAATGCAGATAAAGTAGATATATCTTTAATTAAAAAGGGAATGAATCCTTTAATACGGAATGGTTCAGCTTCATTTTCGGTAGAGCAATCGAAAGATTGGATAGTAACATCAGTTAATGTAGTTGATCCATTATATAATTCTAAGAACGGTAATAATCACCAAGTAAGAATAGGTTCATCTCAAGATGTGGATACAAATTATAAGTACGTTTTTGAAGATAGCCCAAATTTAAATATTGTCACTAACATAATAGATTCTAATCCTTTAACATCCTTTGAATGCGAGGCTTTAAGTGTAGACAAGTCTTCTGCAAGGGGTACTGACGGTCAGCTTTTATCCGACGTCGCTCAGTTTAGGAATGAAAAAGAGTTTTGCTATGTGACAGATGATCGCTCTATACCTTCAATACCTGGGGGGTCTTTGGTCAATTGGTCTAATTACGAACAGTCTTCACCATTTGAAGTTGAAGTAACTTTAGAGTCCAGGAATTCACCAATAGCTAATGCAATTAACATATCTCCCTTTTTTGCTTCTATGGATTTTGTTGAGGTATCTTCTATCCTAGTTTTTTCTCAAGATGGATCTTCTGAAGAAGTTTTGAAAAACCCTGTTTTTATTGGATCTTCAATAGCACCGGTTAATATAGATTTTTTAAATTCATACTTTTATAATGATGCTACTATTAGATTTAGCGAAAGAAATTTGTCTAAAATAAAAATAAGATTTACTCAAAGTAGTCCTAAAGATGTAGACATTCAGCACCTTTACTGGGTGCCGGATTATTTAGATGGGGATAATCCTGATAATAGTCCATTCTATGGATTGTCAAGATTTAATCCAGAAGCTTTAAGTTCTGAAACTTATGAAGAAGTTAGATTTGACTACACATCGATACTTCCTCCATACTCTAATCCAAATGTTTACAAATTACAACCAGACGCCAGAAAGAATGTCAGTGTAATACTCAGAAAGGTGCCAGCTACTTATTCAAAATACGTAATAGTCTTACCAATGGAAAGGGCTGGTATAGTAAAGGATTATTACTTTACAAACTGGGTTGACGACTCTCCTTCTATATCTTCTGAGCTAAAACTTGGACCCAATTTTGAAGGTGTATCAGTTAGATATTTTGACAGTCAAGAAGATGGCCAAAATGATAAGGATAGATTTATCGAATGGATAGAGAATTCTAATAATCAAACCGATGAACAAGGTAGGTATATTTTAAGCGCGGAGTCACTTGGTGGTTTTGGCGCTGAGTTTATTTTGGATCTGGAAGATATAGAAATTAGGTTCTTTGAAAGAACATTTAATGACTCCGATAGATACTTTACTGTTCCGATTAGGACTGAGAAAGAAATTTATTCAGCAAAGAGATACGCTATAGGATTAAGAGATATATCTGTATATCATGAAAAATATAGTTCTCAGTTTGAAATTATATCTACACCTTATGTCTTTAATTTTCCAGTAGATTCAATTATGCTATCGGTAGATAGTAATATAGATAATACATTCTCATCTAATACGAATTTGTTTTACTACATATCAGTTAACAATGGGGAATCTTGGATAAGAATCAGTCCTATACAATTAGATAATCAGGGCATTCCTGAAGTTATATCTTTCAATAATAACGTACCAAAAGATTTTGAATTACCTGGTGTATTATACTTGAACTATCCAGATATTCCGGAAAGCGTTAATAATATAAGAGTTATGATTCAGGCTATTAGATCCAGGGGTTCTAATCTAACTCCTGAAGTAAGATCCTACGAATTAATAGCAAAGGTTAAAAGATGATAGACGTACCCAGTATCCAAAAGAGAAAATTTCTAAACAACATTTATAGATCTCTATACGCTGAAGGTGTGCAACCTAATGATCAGGATGTCAGGAGGTTATTCGCTGCGTACTTTTCACAGAACCCCTTAGGGTCTCCAGCTAGGGTAGCTTTTTCTGAGTTGGACCAAGAAAATATTATTGATGTAGATGTATTAAATCAATTAATGTCTAATACTCTTCTAAATTTAGAGGTATTATATGATTTAGTATGGGAAAATAATAATCAAATACTTTCAGTAGTTACGGCCCTTAATAATAAATTGGACAATCTTAGGGCAAAAAGAAAAGAGTTGGAAGCAGCTGTAGATCAGCTTATTTTTTCAAATGAAAATTCAGATGGATATTTTTATTCGTTCCTAGAAACTTTCTCAACTATAGATAAAATAGATTTAGACATTTCTACAGCTTACGTAGATATAATAAACGGCCAATGCTCAGTACCCGTTATAACATCAGATTTATCTTCAGCAATCGCCGCTGATCAGATAACATCATCTAGTGTTTCAATGAGTAAAATAGTAAATGGAGCTGTAGTTTCAGAATCGTCTAATATGCCGGACTTTGAGATGGTTTTCGATGGCTTAACTGATACCTATTGGTCCACCGAAATAGAGTGCGCTGCACCGTCTGTGGCAGCTGTTGTTTTGGACATTCCTGTAGCTTCCTCTTTCTCAATATCTAAAGTTAATCTAAGGATGCTCTCAGTGTCGCCCTGTAGTGCAGGAATAGTCATGATTCCATCAGATCCAAGTCAGGGTCCTGTAGAAGTAATAAAAAATTCTAAAGGTGATTATGATAGATTTTCTTTTATAGTACCTAACCAAAGGTATAGTAAAATTACCTTGACCATATATAAATATGAACATGATGAAATCATAAGCAGCTCTGCTCTTCCTTATAAGTATAGATTTGGCATATCTGAATTATTAATTGGAGCTGACTATCATGATAAAAAAGGTGTACTAATTTCTGCTCCCCTTTCTCTTCCGACGATAGATAATTCAAATCTTGAGATAAGCACTGTTGCCATAGACGTTGATCAAAGTGCTCCTGGAGATAGTTTAATTAGATACTATGTAGCTCCTGATGTTGAGGGGGCTCAATCAGTGTCAGATTTTAACTGGTACCCAATAGAGCCAGGTGGTTTATATTCTGGAATATCATCAAAAAATGTTTCATTTCTATCATCTAATTTAAGAACAGTTTATTTTAACTCAAATAATTCTCCTTTCACTGAAATTATTGTAGATAATCAATCAGAAAATCTAAATGTAAGAAACCCAATACCAGTCCCATATGCTAGTGAAAAAGTTGCGTATAGATTTAAGGGTGTTCCTTCTGGATTAGATATTGTTAGTCCTTTTATTCTTAGTGGAATAGGTGGCGTTCGTTCGTACTTCCAGTATTCAAGTAGTCCAGCAAATTTATATAAGTCTGTTAGCTACTGGCTTCAGCAGGTATCTGACGGACTTATTAGTGCTGATGTATTAAAGAATCAATCGGTTGTTATGAATTCAATTAGACCTAGTGGATCTGGGTTTATGTCTTGTAAGATAATATGTGAACAGGATGTAAGTGCGATACATACTGTAGTTAAGTCTTCTTTGGACTTTAATCTATCAGTATACTTGAATGGTAATTTAATATGCGATCTTCCTTCAGGAAATATATCGGGATCTATAGAGTGGAACTTTATCAAGGGTGTTAATAACATACAGATAGGTTATGATAATTTTACTAACTTCACTGAGAATGTCAGTATAATGTCAGGAGTAAGCTTGTTAGAGTATGGTAATGTTTATTTGGATTATTTTACGTATTTAGATCCAGTAGAGTTTAGAAGAAGACCATTTGAGTCACTGTATGCATTTACGATACAGGATTTATATGGGCAAAAGCAAATAATATCTACAAAAAGAATACAAAATGATTCATTAATAAGATATTACGAAAACGTAAATGACGCAATTACTGCGGTTAGATACAGGGTAGATTTATTCAGGGGGGAGAACCCCCTTGTTGCCCCTAGTGTTAATTCACTTAGAGTTAAGTTCAAGCATACTGATTCGTAAGGTGTGGTAAATATGGCAAAAAGCTATTCTGGTAATAATAAAGTAAGAAAAATAATCACCCCTATACTTGATAAAACTAGGGCAAAGTATAGAGGAGTTAGAAGCAGCGAGCAAGAGGCTACGGAGGCAAATCAGTTCTTGCTTGACATCAATAGGGTGAGCACGTCCTTGAGTCAATTATCCTCTTCTATCGATCCCGCTGTGGAGCAATTGACTGGTACAACTTCAATTTACAATAACTTCTCTATTGAAAATCTACAAGAAATTTTTAGAAATGACGGAGTTGTTAATCCTGTTGAAAATTTAATGGTTTATATTGACTCAGATGAAAAAGACTACAGTGATGAAAATGATCAAGATGAACTATATCTTAGTACTATATTGAGAAATCAAGGAAGGTTATCTAGATTAATCTCTAGAATTAATACACTAGAAAAAGGTAAGACAAATGGCTGATATTATTAATACAACCAAAAGAGATTTTAAGTATAATGGTCCCGTAAATAGTTCAGATTACAATTTAAGAATCGAGCAAAATTACAATGATTTAGTCTACCTTTATAATAAAGCCAAATCCATAGATGTTAAGTTGGCAAGTGCTTTTGAAAGAGTAATAAAAGATAATATATTTTTAAGTAATGCGATAGTAGATCTAGAAAATAGAGTTTCTGATTTGGAAAGTCAAGAGAATAAAATATCTTTGGCGTCCTTTAGTCAACTAGACTACTCTTCTTTCGTTGATACATCGTTTGCTATCTCTGGTGCCGACCTTCTATATTTTGATCCAATATATAACTTTATAACACTGCCCAAGGTTAGAAGCAGTTCTTATTCCCATATCAAAGTTGGTAAATCTGGTAATGGACAAATTGTCCCAGATTACTTTAAGGCCAGAGTTGATGTCAGCTTTCCAGGGGTAGATTCAAATGCTGCTGTTGTTGAATCTACCCCAATTTACAATTCTTTTTTGGATTCTTCTGATAAATTATGGTATAGAAACATCATAGCTGATACACCATCAGCAGCAGGGGCCCAGATGATGTTATATATTCAGGTTCCACTTCAAGTATCTGGAGCTACTAAATCTAATTGTATTAAGTTGAACCCATATCCATTTTTTGGAACAGATATAGTATTGATAGAATATACAACTAAGCAGAATCCTACCTTAACTCAGTCCGATGGGTGGATACCACTTAACTCAACCGGATTATATGATGGTGTAGCTGAAGCTATTGGTAGAGTCGCGCCTGGTGGATGGGAGAATTCAGGTTCTGACGCTATTAGGAATTCTCCTCCTCTTATATTTTATTTTCCCGAAAAAGATATAACTGCTATAAGAATTAAATTTATTCAAAGAAATTACATATATGAATCCCCTAAGTATGTATATACCTATGGACTTTCTGATATGGATATAAGATTCGATAAATTTGTCCCTTCAGGGAAGACAATAATAAAATACACACCGAAGAATGGTGACCTAATATCTGAGGTCCTTAATGTTACTCCAAAGATATACAATATTCCCCTGTCTTTAATGGACGAAGCTTTTTCTTATAGAGTTTTATACAGTAACGGATCTGCATTCAGTACGTCTAATCCAGGATCTTCTACGTCTGTTTGGATTGAGGTAACACTGAGCATGTTAGATGACAACACTGCACCTATTCTGACTGATTTAGTTATTGATTATGAAGCTGTTTAATGGTTAATCATTAGTGTGAAATACGCTTTTCGATTTTACTATATAGTTAACGATTTTCTATAAGGAGAAAAACATGGCTACATTTTATGTTGGTCCTAGACCCGTATTGAAGGGTAGAACCACTGGAAATATGGTAAATCCATATAAGAATATGAATGGCGTGTCAAAGGGTTCAGGCACTTATTCATACTACCCACTCTATAGCACTGAGCATATTCTGGATGGGTTCCCCGATAATCACTTTGCTCCTGGTACGGGTCAATTCCCAGGTAATAGATTTTTATCTCAAATATTTAATGGCACAACTCTTTACATCCATCCTTTGTCCGGCACCTTCCCTGATGGCAAGGCGACGTATGATGGCGCAAGATTCAGACCTCTAGAATTCAAGGGTCTTTCTGGGGCAGCTGCTTTCCCAAGAGATTTTGGTCAGGCTAATCAGTATTTCTCTGAGTATAGTTACAATAACTATATATTTGATGGTGTAGACTCAGCCAAGGTATTAACTAATGTCGGTCATGCTCAGAGAACCGAAGAAGAAGGCGCACCAAGTTCTTTTGGTTACTTCGTTCCTTCAGAGTTTAATGGTGTGGTTAGCACTAAGGTTTTCTCAGATGGTTATGGTCAACCCAATGTAACAGGTGATTATGGTCGCGAAAAAGTTAAAGAGTGGTATGGGGTTCCATCGGCAAAAGCTCTCTGATGCGTTCTCAGAGCCTCTGAGATTAGAAAAGTCTGACACCACTTCGGGCGTCCTCGCCTGGTGTATGTTGGTGTTAGTAATTATAGCGTATGACGTGTATGCTATAAAGTCCAAAAGAATTGAAACTCTAACAAAATCCTTTTGGAGAATGACAGAAAATAAAATATCAGGAAGTATATTTACAGGAGCGTGGCTAGGTTTAACTTTTCATCTTCTTATAGAGAAGCTAATAAGAAAAAACTTATCTTGCAAAGGAGTTTAAAAATGATACAATTGTCAGAAGCTAATAAAAAAATGATTGCGTCTTATGGTCGTAGCGTATTGGGTGCAGCTGTTGCAACCTATGCAGCTACGAATGACTGGAAGATGGCATTGAATGCTCTTTGGGCTGCCGTCATACCAGTTGCTATGAGATTCCTGAACCCAGGCGATGGGGCATTCGGTAAGACTTCACAAGGCTGATTTTTCTTATTAAGTCTTAAGAGTTGTAACAGCTCGCATCTTATACATACCTGTGGTATAATTTGATCGCAGGGTAAAAGAATTGGAACTTAGCCCCGTCAATTGGCGGGGCTAATTCTATAGATAGTTAACCCATGAATCTTATTTGACTTACTGAGGATTAAATGTCAACTTCTGATAATGAAAAACTTTTAGAGAATGGCACTCTTTCTGTCGAGTTAGCTGATAAATATCTTAAGATATATGTTGCAGATATAGATTGGGTCCCTCATATTACTCAGCTTTGGAATAATAGTCTTAAGAAAAACGGAAATGAAACTGTAGCAAAAGAATATATTAAAAGAGCAATATCATGTGCTACTATACTTCCTCTAGTTGAAAAAACTCAAATACCAGATCCTCCAAGTAATTTATTATTTTGGTGCACTAGATGGAAACAATTTGAACAAGACGATTGGTTTGAGCTTTTGAAATCAATAGTCAAAGAAGATATTGAAATTGTGAAGAAAAGAAATAACGTCTTATCTCTTGGCATCGTAGATCCGATTGATATTTTGCCGATAAATAGGCAGGCTTTTAATTGGTTGTATGAAAAAATCCTTACTGAAGAATCCTTATCTGAATATCAGATGAAAGATGCTAGAAGTAAGGTATCTAATCTTATTAGGGCGTATGGTGGGGCAGTTATATGTTACATGTTTATGAAGCATCAGCACAGTGTTGATACAGTTTTAAACTGGAGAACTGGGTATTTCTTTGAAAAGAAAATCCATTCAGAATACAGCATAGATCAAATTATCAAGATAAAAAGCACAGAACTATCTAAGGTAAATAAAAAATACATAAAAAAAATAGAAAAGGCAGGAGTGTAAATGTCAGTTAATATTTTGTCAGAAGATTTTGTAAATTCTTACGCCAGTAAAACACCCCCATGGGGATTTAATGGAATGGGCGAAATAGTCTACAAAAGAACCTACTCTAGAGACATTGAAAGTATTGGAAGAAAAGAGTACTGGCATGAGACTATTGCCCGCTGCATTAGGGGTGCCCAGGAGATTGGTGCAGGCTACACTCAGGATGAGGCGGAAAGACTTTTCGACTACATATTTAATCTTAAGGGAATATTCGCAGGAAGATCACTGTGGCAGCTGGGTACTCCTCTAGTTGAAAAAATGAGTGGAGTTAGTCTAGTAAACTGCTGGATGACAACTATCTCTAAGGTTGAAGATTTTCAGTTTTTGATGGATCATTTAATGGTTGGTGGTGGTGTAGGTTTTACCGTTGAAAGAGCGGTTGTCCACGAACTCCCTAAGGTTAAGCATGTTCATTCAATTTCCCATCAAAGAACAAACGATGCAGATTTTATCGTTCCCGATTCTAGGCAGGGGTGGTCCGCATTATTGGGTAAGGTATTAGATAGTTATTTTTATACTGGAAAATCTTTCACCTACAGCACTGTTTTAATTCGAGGTTTCGGTGCCCCGCTTAAAACTTTTGGAGGAACTGCATCTGGTCCGGAAGTACTAATTGAAGGTATGGCTGACATATGTAAGATATTAGATGCAAGAGAGGGTAAAAAGATAAGATCGATAGATGCTCTTGATATAGCAAATATAATTGGTAAGATAGTGGTAGCAGGCTCTGCTAGACGCTCTGCCCAGATCGCCATAGGAGATCCTGATGACTTCTTGTATCTTCGTGCAAAAAACTGGGGCAAGGGTGACATTCCGGCATGGAGAGGTAACTCAAACAATTCCATCTTTGCCGATTCATACGATGAAATAATAGATGAGTTTTGGAAGGGGTATGATGGCTCTGGTGAGCCATATGGCTTAATAAATCGTGATCTAATCAGAAAAAATGGCAGATTAGGCGAGAAGGTAAATGACAAGCTAGTTATAGGAACCAACCCATGCGGAGAGATAGGCCTTGAGGATGGCGAGCCATGTAACTTGGCGGAGATATTCCTTCCTAATATTGAAAGTAAGGAAGAATTACTAGATTTGAGTAAACTTCTCTATAAGACTCAAAAAGCTATAACCAATCTCTCCTATCCCTACGCTAAGTCACAAAGTGTTATAGCTAGAAATCGAAGACTTGGACAAGGTATAACAGGGTGGCTTCAGTCTACAGATGAGCAACTATCTTGGGTAAGTGATTGTTATGAGGCTCTAAAAGAGTTTGATAAAGATTGGTCAAGTACCATAGGCATTAATCCTTCGATTAAGTTGACTACCGTCAAGCCCTCTGGTACACTAAGCTTACTTGCTGGTGTTACGCCAGGTATACATCCAGCCTATTCCGAGTATTATGTTCGTCGTGTTAGAATGGGTAGTAGTGATCCACTCGTCTCGTACTGCAGAGAGAAAGGTTACGAAGTTCAATATGACGTAGGTCTAGATGGTAAGGAGAATCATACAGTATGTGTGGTATCCTTCCCATGTAAGACGCCCACCCATGCCACTTTAGCTAAAGATTTGACGGCAATACAGCAGTTAGAATGGGTGGTAAGAGCTCAAACAGAGTGGGCTGACAATAATGTATCGGTTACTGTCTATTATAGAAAAGAAGAGCTACCTGAAATTCAAGAATGGATGAAGAAAAACTATAAGAACAAACTTAAGTCTGTTTCATTCTTACTTCATAGCGACCATGGTTTCGCTTTAGCTCCCTATGAGGAGATAGATCAAAAGCAATATGACCTAATGAAGGCAAAGATAAAAAATGATATTCAGTTTGTAGATTCTCTTAATCAGTTTTCTTTGGATAATCTTGAATGTGCAGATGGTTCATGTCCAATTAAGTAGGAGAAATGGATAACAACCCAGAGGATTTTGAAAAGAAATTTAGTGAGATGTTAGAAACAGATGATTTAAAAGAAATATCTAACGCTTTTAAATCAGATATTCAAATTTCACTAAAAGAAGTTTATTATACAATGCAATTTTTAGTTGAATCACTTGAGCATCTGACATCACTAATGTTAACTGCTCAAGATAATCCAGAAGAAGCTTTGTCTACATTAAATAATCCTGATATTAAAGATTTCTTTAATCATATGTCAGAATCTTCTGAAAATTTTAATGACTCTATTGTTGAATACATCATAGAAAATGATATACTACAAGCTGGAATTGACTTTATAGAAGATTTAGAGGATGAAGAAGAAGATGACAAATAATGATATTTTTGTTTCAGCAAATGAAAGCACCAGTCAAAGTTCAAACATGATTACAGTCCTTGATAAGGGATATGTTCGATTAGTAGACCATATGGGTTCTGATCTATCTGTCGTAAATGCAGCGAGAGCTTCTTTCGCAAAAGAATCAAAAGAAATGTCTGTTTCAGATACTCGCCTTCTTAATTTTTTAATTAGAGAAAATCATATGTCACCTTTTAGGCACGCTTTTATGACTTTTGAGTTCAAAGCTCCGCTTATGGTGGCTAGACAACATTGGAAGTATGTAGTTGGTTCTGATCACACTATGGATTCATGGAATGAATCTTCTCGTAGGTATATCACTATGGAGCCAGAATTTTATATACCGAAAAAAGATCAATGGAGAACAGCATCAGAAGATAAAAAGCAGGGTTCTGGTGGACCAGTGGATCCTATGACAGGAGCATTTTTTAGTGAGGAATTAATTTCTCTAGTTGAAAAATGTGAAGCTCTTTATAATTCTGCCCTAGAGCTTGGAATAGCTCCAGAGCAAGCTCGACTCCTATTGCCAGCTTATGGAATGTATGTCGTATATAGGTGGTCTTGTAGTCTGCAGTCTGTAGCTTTATTCTTAACACAGAGATTGAAAGAAGACGCACAGTCGGAGATTCAAGATTACGCAGAAGCGGTTTATGATTTATCTTGCAAGAACTTTCCCTTAAGTGTACCCATGTTAATTGGAAGATGATATGTCACTTCTTTTAAAGTTAATTATATTTTCTTTTTTGATAAACTGGGTCGTTGGACTTCAGATGATCAATCAGTTTTCTTCCGACAAGAATACTAAAATTATTTCTGTTACTCTTTCTTTAGTACTGGCCTCTTTGGCTGCCCTTGTAATTTTACTATGACTTTATCTAGAAAAAATTACCAATACATGAGTATGTGTTATTCTATGGCTGAGATATTTTCAACCTGTGCTAAAAAGAAGTATTGCGCCGTATTAGTTGACAAACTTGGTCATATTGTTGGGGTTGGTTATAATGGAGGCCCAAGCGGATATGCTCATTGTGACGAAGGCGGATGCCCTAGGTACCTAGAAGATTCGCCTAGTGGTAGCAACTATGATAACTGTATAGCCATACACGCAGAAGCTAACGCACTCATACATTCTGATTACAGCTCTAGGGCGATTGATATCTACGTGAATGGACCCCCATGCTTTTCTTGTGCTAAGCTGATATCTAATTCGACCATAAAAAATTTATACTATGTTAAAGATGAGCATTATTCAAACTGGGAAAATGTTAGATCTTTTTTGTCTCAATGTGGAATTAATTTAGTGGAGGTTGTATAATGCCAGCGTCTAAGCTTAATTATTTGGTAGTCTATCCTAATCACAGTCAGGTATATGGTTGTTCCTCCAAAAAAGTAGCAGAGGAAAGCCCTCCGCCAGAAGGTTACTCTGAGGAAGACAAGAAAGTATTCTTCATAACGATGGAACCAGATACCAATACAGTTTCTTTATACAAGATAAAAGAAAAGGAAAATGAAAATGAGTAAGATAAAGAAGAAGCACGTTGTTAAACTACTGCCGGGCGAATCAGCTATTGTTATGAGTTACGAAACTCTAATGTATCTGGCTCAAACATGTGATATACTTGCAGAGCAGCAGGAAAATGACACCGACGCAGACGCTTGGAGATCAGTAGCTGATGAAATTAGATTTCAGACTGAAGAAAATCATTATGAAGAAGAAGAGCAAGAAGAATGGATTTGATTCCATCTCTTTAGATCAAGCTAATTTTATACTTAGTCAATTTTTTATTGACAAAAATCTACTTCATGCAAAAAGTATTTTAATGGAGTGGATAGAATTAGGACTTTCTCCAAGAGGAAGTTTAACTTTAGTGTTTGAGGAACTTTTATGATAGATTTGTGCGTAGTCAATTATAATACTAAAGATTTATTAGCTAGGTTTTTAGATTCTTTACATTCTGATTTTTCAGAAAATATTTGGAACCTGTACGTTTGCGATAACGGCTCTTCTGATGGTAGTAAGCAATGGCTAATCGAGAATAAAAGTAATTATTCTATAAACGAAATTCATTTCAATAACAATATAGGATATTCATCTGCATGTAACCATTTAGCTTCTAGGGGTTCCGCAGATATTATCTGCCTGCTTAACGCCGATGTATGGATGAAAACCGAAGACATCAAAAAAATTCAGTCTATATTTTACGGCAATGATCAAATTCACATATTAGGTCCAAAGCAGCGTGATGAAGATGGGTTTATTACGCATGCAGGAATAGTCGGAACCAATACATCTCCTAGGCACAGAGGCTGGAGAGAGCACGATCCAGGAGATAAGCTTTATAGGGATAGGATTGACTGTGTTACAGTTTCTGGTTCAGCTTATTTTATTCGTAGAAATGTTTGGTTAAGTATGACATATAATCCAAAATATCAAAATATGGTACCTGGAGCAATAGGTGCATTCCTTCCAACGCCTCATTATTACGAGGAAACATGGTGCTCCTACTATGCTAGGAGTTTGGGTTATAATGTTATTTATGATGGATCGGTTTCCATAGGTCACAGTTGGCATAAGTCTAGTCCTGTCGGTGGTGAGGCTGATCAGAAATTTAAGATTAGTCAAAAAATTTTTAGAGAGGCCTGCGATTACATGGGTATAGATAGAGATTAAAATGTTATATAATTTTAAAAACTACTTTAATAAAAGTGAGCTGAGCATTCTTATGGATTTTCTTCTTTCTTGCGAAAGCTGGCATTTTAAAAGAAATATACATCAAAAATATTTAAATAAAAATGATCACGAAAACTTTACTTTACTTTTTAATCAGCTTTTTTTAAATTCAGTAAATTATAATAGCTTAATTGCGGTAGTTAACGATTATTTTAATAAACAATTACAACCGTATAGGGATATTCCAACATCCCCAATAAGGTACCCAGATGGTCAAAGGTTATCTATACATAGTGATTCAAGCTCGTATAATCTTGAAATAGATGACTTCATAACATTTGTGTTTTATCTAAACGATGACTATGAATGCGGTAACCTATTCTATATTTATGATGACACAGAAATTGATGTAGATACGCAAAAAGGTGATTTAGTAATTTTGACGCCGGACGTCCTACATGGGACTCGAAATGTTCAAGGTGGAGAAAAGTATGTATCAGTTTCACTTGTGGAAATATGATATTTTGAAAGGAAAATTATGTATACTTATATGGCAAAACTAAAAAAAGTAGTAGATGGAGATACTATCGATGTTTATATTGATCTTGGGTTTGATATCCATTACTTTAGCAGAGTCCGCCTCGCTGGAATTAATACTCCAGAGAGTAGGACTACAAATCTGGAAGAAAAGAAGTTAGGACTTGCTGCCAAGGAATACGTAGAGCAGTGGTTCGAAAGTGTTGGTCCAGATTTTATTATTAAAACAACTAAGGAGCAAAAAGGAAAATATGGCAGAGTTCTTGGCACAGTAACCGATGTTAGAGAAATGCGATGCCTTAATACAGACTTAGTTGACAATGGATTAGCTAGAGTATATGATGGTAGTGGCGATAAGACATGGTCAGAATTTAAGGAGCAGTAGTGACCACTAAAGTTTTTCTATCTGGTGCGATAGAAAATGCAGAGCAGTATGGAATTGAGTGGAGAAAAGTAGCTACAAAAGAGTTGCATTTAAGGGGTTACGATGTTCTAGATCCAACTTCAATTTTAGATACAGAATATGAAACTCCTGAAGAAATTGTAGAAAAAAATTTGTATCTACAAAAGAGAGCTGATATACTTCTAGTAGAGTACATGATAAAAGATCGTCAATATATAGGTACAGATTTTGAAATGGCTTGGGCAAAGATGAAAGGACAACCTGTAGTCGTTTTTGCTTCTCGTCAGGCTCAAGATAGGGTGTACCTAAGATATATGGCAACAAAACTTGCATCTTCGATGCAAGAAGCGATAGAATATATCGCTGTAAATTATCCATCAAATTAACCAGAAAGGTTCAAAATGTCCAATAATAAGTTCAAGTACTTCACTGTTACGACAACTTCAATTGTAAAGGCACCCAATAAGGCAACGGCAGAGAAGATTGCCCTTAGTAGCCGTGGTAAGGTATCTGGAGCAATGGGTGAACTCCTTTATAAGGACGTTGAGGTAGATAGAATTACCTCTGTTCAGGCTCATGATCAGATCTCTAACTGAGATTATTTAGCCTATTAATTTAATTATACCTGTAGGGGGAGGGAGTTTTCCCTCCCCCTACTCATAACAAAAAGGTCTATGTATGATATATGCGCAAATAATAGGTAGAAATGAAAGCTCTAGATATCTAGAACAAGTTTTATCCAGACTTAGTCAACAGGTCGATAAGATAATCTTTACTGACGATTGTTCAGAAGATGAAACTCCTGAGATTGCAGCTAGATATGCTGAGGTTTTTTCTACTCCAGAACCTATGTTCACTGAACATGAAGGTAAGTTAAGGGCTTACGCATGGTCAAATCTTGAGAAGTACGCTGAGGAAGGAGACTGGGTTATCGCAATTGATTGCGATGAAGAACTATATCATATTGATAATTTAGATATAAAAAAGGTTTTAAGTTCTTCAGAGTTTGATGTTGTAAATGTTAGGTTTTACCATATGTGGAATCAGGATCAGTATAGAGTTGATAAATTATGGGCACCTAATAACAGTTCTAGAATCTTTAGATATGTAAAAGGTGGAGCATTTAGGAATAGTAGATTAGCCTGTGGTTCTGAGCCAAGTTATGTTTTGGAATGGATCAAGTCTAGAAATTACTGGGTTAATTCTGGACTAGTTATGAAACACCTTGGGTATGTTAAGGACGATGATAAGCAGAGTAAATATGAAAGATACTCCTCCTTAGACAAAGGAGAGTTTCATAATATAAATCATATTAATTCAATAATCGATAGTAATCCAGTCTTAATAGACTGGGGAAATTTTGGCATGGAGTAAAAATGACATTCTTAAATCAAAAACAGTCTATAATTAAATTAACAGAAGCTATGAATGGTAGAGATAAGTTTGCCTATATAAATATACCTAAATCATCAATAGTATCACTTAGTAGGAACAGTGAAAATTCTTTTCCAAATTTCTTTGCTAAAAATGTAATTAGCTCCCTTAAGGTTAATGATTCAAGAGTAATGAAGGCAATATCACATTCTCTTGTTCCAGATATAGCTGATAACAAGCATTATAAAATAGGTCTTCATAAAAATAATGAATACTTGTATTCAAATGTTTTTGAGTATTATTACATGAACGAAAGAGATAATTACAACTGCATGATAGATTTCTATATCAGAAATACGCCAAGTGTTATTGTTACTTTTCATGATAAAAAACTTATCACTAAAGCATTAGGTAGTTCTGTACATGTAATCAGTATTCCATTTAATAATTATTATTCTAAGATCGATGATGTGTATGCTCAGCTAGCTGAGTTTGATGGAGGATCTCATTATTGCCTTCTTGATTGTGGTGTATTCGGTCTGGGAATATTTCCTAAGGTTTGGAAAAATTTGGATATGTCAATAATAGATTTAGGAAAGACTATATCTTTACTAAAGGGGAGTTCGGTAGCCAATCATGAAAAAGAAAGATTGTCGTCAAATTAATTCATTCGATGATGATGATGTTGACTTTTTAACTGATTTATTAATGGAAACTAATCTTAGCATTTCTGAAATAGCTAAAGAGTTAAATATTTCTATTAATGAAGTTAACAAAAAAATAAATCATAATGGATTATCTTGGGTTAAAAAAGGTAAAAGAAAAATGTCCAGGGGGCAGTCATCTTTAACTGATATTCTTAAGAAAATAGTTCCTGGTGAAGAAGTGATAAATGAGTTTCACCTAGGGGATAGGCTGATGCTAGATATATACTGTCCAGCTTATAATTTAGGCATAGAGTATCATGGTAGGCAACATTTCTTTTATACAAAAAGATTTTTTGATTCAAAATATGAATTTATAGAAGCACAAAAGAGAGATGAAAAAAAAGTTGAACTATGTAAAGAAAAAGGAATCATACTAATTGTATTTAGATATAATGATTCTCTGACCGAAGAAAGTGTCTATAGCAGAATTATAGATGCGATAAGGTCATTTGATGGTTCAGGTATGATAGAATCAGGTACAAAGTCCAAAATTTCTAAAACTTCTGAGTTTTATAATGATATGAAAAAGAAAAATTCAGAGTATAGAAAGAAAAAATATAAAGAACTGAAAGAAAAAAGAAATAATGACCTTAGAAGAGGGTAATGAAACACTGCTTGATTCCATAGAGTATAAACTTTTTGCTTCATGCCTAAAGGAGCCAGGGGCTATAGGCTTCTATGCCGACCAGCTTGATCATGAATCTGTTGGACACGTGCATGGTGAAATTGGAATACATGAACTTTTTTGCGCTTTTGTTGATTTTCATAAGAAAACAGGACTTGATTATGTAGATCAAGTAGCTTTTAAGGTGTGGCTAGAAACTGAGACTGATGTATATAAGGCCTTAGGTGGACAGGAGGGCTTCGATGCTCTTGTAGGTAGTATCTTAAATATAGATTATCCAGATAAAAAATCTATAGTTGAGATTATAAAATATAAAGAAATTAAGAAAAATCTTAAAGATAATCTTTCTGAACTTAATTACCTTCTTTCCAAAAAGGGCTATCATAGTGATGAGGATTCGAAAAGAATATCATTCTTAACAAATAAAATATCAGAGCTTCAAAGCTTTTCGAAAAGAAACCCTTTTTCTGACGTTACGACAGCACAGGATATTATTAATAGATCAGAAACCCTGCTTGACATACCTGATTTTGTCCCTACCCAGTTTAAGGCTCTAAATAGAGCTATGGGCTATACGGACGAAGGAGGATTCTTTAAGGGCGCTGTTCATGCAATAATTGCACCTTCCGGAAAAGGTAAAAGCACTTTTGCTAAGTGCTTAGCAAACAATTGGTTAGATAATGGTTATAGAGTTTTATATGTAAATTTTGAAGAGGCTATTGGTCACTGGGAAAGAGTCTTAATGACTCAGATACTTGGGGTAAATGTTTACGCAGAGTCCGGTAAATGGAATGATCAACAAAAGAAAAGTGCCTTAAAAAAGTTTAAAGAAAAACTAGAAACATGGGGGGACAGATTAATGGTTAGACATGATCCAGACACTCCATATTTTGAGGATCTTGAAAGTTGGCTTAGGGAAATAATAGGCAAGAACTATAACTTGCCAGATATAGTTATAATTGACACGATTCAGTCGATGTTTACACGTGGTAGTGGCAAGGGTAAGCCTCGCTGGGGTGAGTTTGAGGAAATGATGGTAAAGCTTGAAAAGCTAGCTAGAGATATGAATTGCGTGTTGATTATAACCGCACAGGAAAATGCTAACAGAATGAAGGAAAAGAGAGAGGTGGTACAGCAATCTGATACTGGTGGATCTCTAGCTATTCAGCAGAAGTGTGCAGTTACAATTTTCATAACTGAGAAAAGATTAATATCAGAAGATGAAACAGAGGATGAAAATATAATGCAGCTTCAGATACCAAAAAATAGAATTACTGGATCATCTTTTGTTTATGATCCGCCTCTAGTCAGATATGTTGATTCTAAAAAAATCTATGAAGATTATGAAATTGTTACTGAATCTTCTTATTCTGAAGGTACAGATTTATACAACCTAATAAATGAGGAGAGCTTTTACTAATGAAACATCTTACAGTTAAGTCTATAAAAGATTTTCAGACATGCGAGAGACTGTATGATTACAGATACAATGACAATTTACTGGATTCAGAGAAAATATATTCAAGAGATATGTTTTCTATAAAGTTTGAAAACACAATAAAAACGATATTATCTTATTTTTGGTATAAAAAACAAGGAGGGATCACACCATCCTATGCTTCTTTACTGAATAGATGGGAAAAATTATGGTTTCCAAAAGATACTGATTTTTATGATATAACAACAGAGCAGCATGAAAGTGCGTATGGAAATATATCTAGTCTGACAAGCAAAGCTGCCTCGGTTCTTGTAAATTTTTATGAAAAGTATTCAGAAAACTCCTTAATACCAATTGCTATTTCTGAAGAGTATTTAGCTATACCAAACAAAGAAAGCAGTATCTCTGATACTTATGATGTTATATATTCTAATGGAAAAAATATATATGTTACTAAGTATCTTTTTAATTATAAGGCAAAAAATTCTTATATCTATCAGGTAGACTTTTCTACGATGTGGATGGGATTCTACAATAGGTATTCAGAGAAAATTCATCAAGCTAAATTTGGGTATGTAGACTTATTGTCTAATGATGTTTCCTTTAAGGAGTATGAAGTTAATTCAGAAGATATTGACGCACTACAGTATTGGTGTGATACTATTGTTGAAAAGGAAGTTTTCGTTCCGAGAAGGGGTATGACACCTTACTGTAGCAAGTGTCCATATGACGATCCCTGCTCTAAATGGATAGGATGGAAGTAGTGGTAAAAAAAAGTATTTTAGATCACATAATAGAGAGTGACTCTAATCAGTCTTATGATAATGAAAATGAGATATTAGAACCCTTACTTGATGAGATAGAACTAATCGAAGATGAGTCGATTAAGTCTTTTGTTAGATCAGTCTTATTAAAAGCCAAATCTTTTTGGTTTATACCTTCTAGTTTTTCTGGTAAATATCATCCACCAGATGAGCATGGGACAGGTGGAAACGTTTTACATACCAAGAGAGTAGTTAGAGTCGCTAATACTCTTTGTGAATCTCATTCTGTCATTAATGAAGAAAGAGATGTCGTAATTGCAGCTTGTCTTCTTCATGATGTGACTAAGGGAATAGAAAATTCTTCTTCTGAAAATTTTGAGTATGATCCAATGCACCCGTATACTGTTGGAGCTTTTATATCAAAGTGTATAGATCACGATAAGGAGTACGGTAGTGATGACTGTTCTTCATGTCTATTTGTTTCTGAAGAGGCTATAAATACCATATTAAGACTGGTTAGGTGTCACCTGGGTCCATGGTCACCTGTTCCAGAAACTTTTCCCATAACATATTTGGATTACATTGTTCATGTATCGGACAATGTTGCAAGTAAAATCCATACCTACATCAACGATAGCGAGTTAATTAATGAAAAATGGAGAATCCCCTGAAGACAGGTTGAAGAAAAGGATTTGGATACTCTCTAATATAGAGAGTATAATTAAAGAGTCAGTTTATTATAGATCCAATTCGGGTTATATGGATTCTAATAATAGATTAGAACTTATTTGTATAGAGAAAGAATCTAGTAGGGTTAATATAAATGAATATATCTCCTGAATCGTCAAAATTTTTGTCGCAATGGAAATACGTAGAAGTTGCTAAGTACATTAGTTCTTTATCACGTGTTATTAGGGAGAAAAAAAATGACTTACCAGTATTTTATTCCATTGAAGATATAGATAATTTTAGAGATTTAAATAATAATATTGGACTATATACTTCTGTATGGAGATATAATAAGCCTGACATAGAATCCTCCGTGAGATTGGGTTCTTTATATTTTGACCTAGACTCAGATGACATTGAAGTTTCATACGCAGAGTGCTTATCGCTTTATAATTACTTAATTAGTAAAATACCAAAGTCAGCTGTTTTAGTATATTTTACTGGGAAGAAAGGGTTTCACATAGAGTGTGAGGCTGTTACTCTTGGTATAAACCCGTCTAACAATTTACCAAATATATTTAGATGGGTTGCCACAAAAATAAGAGAATCCTTGCAATTGCGGAGCTTAGACTTTAGTGTCTATGATGCAAGAAGAATGTGGAGATTAGAGGGAAGTATACATCAGGATACTGGACTGTATAAGAATTTAATTCCATATGAAATATTAAATGATTCTATTGGTTCTATCAAGAAGTATTGTGAAAATAGACAATTGAATCATGTAGATGATCAGCAATTCGATGCTACAGCAAATCAGTGGTTTAGAGAATTTATATATGACTTAGAAATAGAAAAAGAAAGATCAAAAGATTTCTTATCGTACTTTAATAAACATGGCTCTTCAGCCTTTAAGGAGTATAAGGAAGTATCGAAAGAATTTACACCAAAGAGATTAATAGAGGGTTGCCCAGCAGTTAGAAATCTATGGCAACAGGCAATAGATACTCATTTTTTAGAGCATGAAGCTAGGCTTTTCTTATGCTCTATTTTAAGCTATACAGAAGATTCGATTAAGTTTTTACATGGGATACTAAGTAATTGTGATGATTATAATTATGAAAAAAGTAGTAGTCACATTAATGACTGGATAAGAAGAAGACAGCTGGGTATAGGTGGAAGACCTTATACTTGTGAAAGAGCAAATTCTGTAGGTGTAGGTTGTGGTAGTTGTTCTTTAGATCAAAAAAAGAAATGGGTGAAGATAGGAGATAGATATGTCGAAAGTGATGAGCTTTCTTCTCCTTCGCCTGTAAGATTCGCATATGTAAGCATAAAGAAAGGAGGTGAGACAGATGCCTAAAATAGAAAACCCAGATGATGTTATTGGTGTATGTTCGGAATGTCATTCTGATCAACCAGAGAGTTATATGTATAACAGTCCATTTGCGCAGCAGGGGAAGCCAGTCCCATGCAAATACTGTGGTGGTGTTGTTATAATTACATATAGGGAAACTAGAAATTCAGCGTTGAAAGACTCTGACGGTGGTAGAGGAATTTAATGAAAAACTGGACGAACTTACATAATCATACCGTGTATTCCATGTTAGATGGTCATGGAGATATTGAAAAGTATTTAGATAGAGCTAAATCATTAGGAATGTCTGGTATAGCTACCACTGATCACGGTAATATACATTCATGGCTAGACTTTTATGACGCAGGCACCGCAGTGGGCGTAAAGCCTATACTAGGCTCTGAGCTTTATCAGGCTAGAAAAACTAGGTTTGACAAAGATGAAGAGGAAAGATCCGGTCCAGCTAAAAATGAATGGGAGCAAAGAGGTCCATATCACTTAACAGTAATTGCAAAAAATAATACGGGCTATCATAATTTGATAAAGATATCGTCAATGTCTTTTATAGATGGGTATTATGTTAAGCCTAGAGTGGATCATGATCTTATAGGTCAATATAGTGAAGGACTAATTGTTCTATCTGGTTGCCTGAATGGTGAGGTGGCTCAGGCATTACTTAGGGGTGATTATGACTACGCATTAAAGTCTGCTGCAAAAATGCAAGATATTGTTGGTAAAGACAATTATTTTATAGAAGTTCATGACCATGGTCTTAAAGAACAGAAGCAGGTTATGAATGATCTTGTAAGGATAGCCAATACAATAGGTGCCCCTATTGTGCCCAGTGGCGATTGCCATTATGTTCACAAAGACGATGCTAGGGCTCATGACATAATGTTATGTGTATCCACAAATGCAAACATACATACAGAAAATAGATTTTGTTTTCATGGAGATAATTTCTACCTCAAATCTTATTCTGAAATGGAAGAAGTTTTTCCTGAGGATTGGTTAAGAAACACCATGAATGTTTGTGACATGGTAGATGTAAATTTAAGTTTTGGAGATTTACATTTCCCTAATTACCCAATATCAACTAATGAATCTTCAGATGACTATTTCGAAAGATTGGCCTGGGAGGGCCTTGTCGAAAGATATGGGTCTCCCCTTCCTGAGGAAATAGTTGATAGAGCAAATCATGAGATTAAGGTAGTAAAGGAAATGGGATTTCCTGAGTACTTTCTTGTTGTCTCTGACCTTGTTAAGTGGGCAAAGGATAATGGGGTTATGGTTGGATGGGGTAGGGGGTCGGCCGCAGGCAGTATTCTATCCTATGCCTTTAACATAACAAATCTAGATCCTATTAAATTTGGTTTACTCTTTGAAAGATTCCTTGTTGAGGGAAGAAAATCAATGCCGGACATAGATTTAGACTTCGATGATAGATATAGGGATAAGGTAATAGACTACGCTAGGTCAAAATATGGGGATGACAGAGTAGCACATATATGTACATTTAATAAAACTGGGGCCAGACAGTCTATAAGAGATTCCGCTAGAGCACTGGGCTATAGCTTCAGTGAAGGAGATAAGGTATCAAAACTTGTTCCAGCTCCAATTCTTGGAATTTCCAAAAGCCTATCTGAGTGCATGGATGTGGATGAATTTGCCAAAGAATATAATTCCAATCCTATTTCAAAAGAAATTGTAGATACAGCCTTTGGTCTTGAGGGTATAGTTAGACAGACAGGCATACATGCAGCTGGTGTGGTTATTTCAAAAGGTCCCCTCACAGATTACCTTCCTATAATGCAAAAGGGTAAGGATAACCCAATAGTTACCCAATGGGATATGGGTAGAGTTGAGCAGTGTGGTCTACTTAAGATAGATTTCCTTGGATTAAGGAATCTTGGCGTGATAGATTCCTGCATAAAACTTGTCAAGGAAAATAGAAACCATGAGATTGTAGTTGATCAAATACCAATTGATGATAGGTCAACTTTTGATGAATTATGTAAAGGTAATTCCATTGGAGTCTTTCAGTTGGAATCTTCCTCGATGAGACAAATGATGATGGCCATGCAGCCGAGAAGCATAGAGGATATTATGGCACTGATATCCCTACATAGACCTGGTCCAATGGGCTCTGGAATGGATAGGGAGTATATAGATAGGAAACACGGTAGAAGTAAAGTAACATACGAGCATCCAAAGTTAAAAAAAGTTTTAGAATCGTCTTTAGGGATCATGTTATATCAAGAAGACGTCTTGGCAGTATCTAGAGAGTTGGCTGGGTTTACTTCAGCTGAGGCAGATGATCTAAGAAAAGTTATTGGAAAAAAATTAATGGATAAAATTCCTCTTATGAGAAAAAAGTTCGTAGAAGGATGCATGTCTAATTCTGATCTAGATGAATCATTAGCTAATAAAATATTTTCAGACATAGAGTACTTTGGTGGCTATGGATTCAACAGAGCACACGCCGCTAGCTATGCGATGGTGAGTTATATAACAGCATATTTAAAAACTAACTATACAGTCGAATATATGGCCGCTCTGATGAGTTCAGTGGTTGGTAATAAAGATAAGCAATCGCTATATCTTTCCGACTGTAGAAAGGTAGGGGTTGAAGTGTTAGCTCCCTCTATTAATAAGTCTGAAATAGATTTCAGAGTAGTGGGTCATAATAAGATAATATTTGGTTTCTCTGCCATCTCAGGAATAGGTAATTCTGTAGCTGAGGCAATAATAAAGAGTAGAAATGGGTACACTTACGGTTCAATGTATGATTTTTTTAGGAATTGTGATCCCATAGTACTTAAGAAAAGTACACTAGAAAACCTGGCTCAATCAGGTGCGTTTGATGAGCTTATACTAAATTATTCAGAAGATTATTCTAGAGTAGCAGAACTGATGGCTTTAGAGTATGAAAAATCTCAGTTGGGTATATATGTTACCTCTCATCCGGTAATGGGAGTATGGGATATCTTAAGAAAGAAGATTGATTTTGAAATAGTAGACTTACCTGAAGTGTCCTCTGGTTCTTTTGTTAAAGTTGGCGGAATAGTATCTGACTGTAAAAAAATAATAACCAAAAAAGGCAATAAAATGTTTAAGGTTATTATTGAAGACATATCTTCAGATATTGAAGTAATAGTTTTTCCTAATTCCGCCAAGGAAATGAATGATGATTTCTTTAAAAAGGGGGACATGATAATTGTTTCCGGTACAGTTATGAATGAATCAGATGGAGAAGTTACAGATGTAAAAATCTATTTTTCCTCTATGGAAAAGTTGGATTCATCTTTAATAAATAAAGGTAAATCAATAATTCTTTCACTTCCGGATAACTTTAAGCCTTCTGTTATTCAAAGTATATATGATATAATAAAAGCAAATCCTGGAGATAGACCAGTGTATGCAGAGGTTGTTATAGATAAGCATAAATATAGCTATAGATTTAACGCCACTGCTGCACCTAGGATTAAAGAAATGGTAGACTCTTTAATAGAATTGGAGAATTTTAATGGCAGCTAATGGAACATATTTAAATCCATCAACTCGTTCATGTTGGAAGTTCTGTAAGTCGTGCAATAGATGTGCAGATAAAGGAAAGTACGCAAAGTGTGGAGACTGCAGCGGCAGATATGATCCATCTGGAAAAATAGATCCACATCCTGATGATTTCTGTGATTGCGCAAATGGAGTCCTTAGATGGAGAACTCAGCAAGGTAGACTTATAATTACTAAATTTAGGAGCAATCCTTTCAAGGGCGAAGTCCATTATCAAAAGAAGTCCGAAGACGAAAGAGATTGGGATTCTTATGTTAAGGACATGAGAGAAAAGATGGACGACCCCAACTGGAACCCTATAACTATATATGAGGAGTGAACATGAATAATCTTTTCGAGATGCAAACCATATCAAAAGGTAACATAAAAATAACCGAGTATGCACATAGTGATACGTTAGATGTGGAAAAAGTATATGTACAAAATGGAATATTAGGATTCTTTGTTACTCCAAAGGAAATGAAGGATCTTTTCCTACTACTTAATTACTATATAAATATAGAAGATTTACATAGTATAGATTAGGAGATTAAATTATGTGGCCAAGATTAGAAACAGATTTTATGGAAATAGGTAATTCAGGTTGGGTTTCAGTTGGTGAGGGTTGGTATTTAAATAAGGTTAATGGCCATACTATAGATGAATGTGGAGTCGAGTACGATCCAACTGGTAAGGTTGTGTACGATCCAAACGAAAAGGATGATTAATGTGAGGAAATTTTTTGAGATCAATTGAAGTAAAAAACTACGATAATTTATCTGATTTAGAAAAAATAGCTTTAGTAGACTTTTCTTATTCAAGGATAGATACCTACAACCAATGTGCAGCTAAATATTTTTATAGTTACATCTCAAAGGAGCCGAGACAGTTTTCCCCAGCAGCCGTGCTGGGTAATATAGTCCATGAAGTCTTTGAAAATGTATTAGATAATGAATCTCAGCTTGATCTAGATCAACTAAAATCAGAGTATGCGTCAGCTATACCTAAGTATGATCCTTCCAATCAAATATCAACCGATTTACTTGACGCTGGGTCTGTAATAATAGAAGACTTCTTTGATACTCATCATGAAGAAAAGTTTAATATATTTGCTAAAGAAATGGGCTTTGAGCTTATAATAGGTTCTTATATTATACGAGGTTTTATAGATAGAGTTGATGTTCGAGGTGACATCGTACACATTATAGATTATAAAACTGGGAAATGGGAAGTCTCAAGTAAGGAAGTACCAAATAATTTACAATTGGGAATCTATGCGCTAGCTGCATCATTGATTTTTCCTGAGAAAAAAGTATATGCAGAATTGTACTATTTAAGATCTGGTAGAAGGAAGGGGCACACATTCTCATATGAAGATATAGAAAATGTTAAGATTAAACTTATTGATCAGATGAAAAAAATAGTTGAAGATGTGAACTATCTTCCAACATCCAATACAAGAATATGCTCCTACTGCGATCACGCTAAGTCCGGAGCTTGTGGTACTGGAGTTTACAGGAATAGTAAAATAGGTAAATAAAAAAGAGGGGTAGTCCGACCAGCAGACTACCCCTCTTTTTTGGTTTATCAGAATTCGCTATTAAATGCTACTTCGGTCAGGTCCTCATCTCCAAAAGAGGCAAACAATTCAGCTTGCTCCTGGTAGTTAGGGGTAAACTTAATTAACATTGACGTAGCCTCATCTTGAGACAGCCCAATAGACATGAGGTCTTTGACCGTATTTGTCTTAATGTTCTCGTTAATGCTGGTGATCAAAGTATTTAAAGTGTTCATAATGTAACCTTTCATTATAATTTGTATTTTTTTAATTTATACTGTATAATTATTCTACTTATAGGTTTACGAGTAAAGGATATCACAATGGGCGTAGAGGTTGTCAAGTCAAGAGACTTTTTTTTGGAAAAATCCTCTTTCAAAAATCACCCGAACATGAACAATATCAGAAACAGGCAGGTTGATCAAGCGCTTCTGGAGAATGATGGAATCGTTCAGAGAAAAAAGGGCAACGCTTTCCAGTATACTAAAACTGGTTTTAGAAATGATATCCAAATGAACGTTAGATCCAGTTGGGAAGCTAACTTCGTTAGGGTTTTAAACATCTATAAGATAGATTTTGATTTTGAACCTACAGTTTTTCCATTCCCAGTAAAAAGAGGGACTAGAGCTTATACTCCCGATTTTTTCTTAAGAAGAAATAAAGATTGGATTGAAATCAAGGGGTATCTTGATGATAAAAGTAAAATTAAACTTAAAAGATTTAAAAGATATTATATTGAAGAATTTTTAAACCTCACTTGTGTCATCAGCAGGTACTCAAAAGACGCTATTAGCTTTATGAAGGAGCTTGAAGTTCCTAGTATTATGTTTTATGAAGATTTAAGAGACGAGTACAGCGAATATCTTTTAAATTGGGAAGGAAAAAAGTGAACCAAGAAAAAAAAGAAGAAAAGAAAAAGAAAACCTATAAAGAAAATTATTACTCCCTTCCCGAGGAAGACATGCAGAATCTTATAGTTAAAGCCAAAACTGGATCTTCAAGTGGTCAAGAAGAACTTCTAAAAGTTTTTAATAATTTTTTAAGTAAGTATAGCGCACTGCTGTATTTTAATAGATTTAACTTGAACGATTACGATATAAGGAGATTTATATCTTTATTTATAAAAGATCCATATACTCGCTTTGCGCTTAGAAAAAATAAAATTACGCCTCAAGCAATGAAAGAGATTCAAGAATGCATGAGGGGAATAAATTATATGGCTAGAAGATACGGTGATGAAGAAGATATTAGGCAAACTGTTGATATGACATTCTTCCAGTGCATAGCTAGATATGAGAGAAAGGGATCGATACCTTTTAGTGGATTTTTGTATAGTTACTTTTTTTATCTTCTTAAAAAGAATGTTGACACCTTTTTAATAGACCAACTTGGTAGGAAGACCTTTCCTTTGATATCAGATGATAGTAGCGTAGATGATGAGTCAGAAGAGAATTACGTTGGATTTAAGGCAGATCCGGTTGAGTTTTCGCTTGAAGAGATGCTATCGTCAGACAAAATAGATGAATTTTGGGTCTTAGGTGAGAAAAATTCTCCACCATTTGATAAACTATCTGTTCAGGAAAGGCAGCTGCTAAAATGGAGATATGTTGACGGTCAAAGGTCGAGTCAAATTTCTCAGAAAATAAATGAACATCCTAATACGGTTAGGGAGCATCTTTCTAAGGTTAGACAAAAAATAGTAGACTACATAATTGAATTTGATATGTATGAATATAAAACTTTAATATCAATGGAGAAAAATAAATGAATACTCCTTCCTTAGAAAAACTTAGGGAGCTTCTGATTGAATTTTTAGGACCTCAACTTTCAGAAGTGATAGAAGCGTACAGCAGTATTGACAAGCAAAATAAGTATTTTGTTGAGATACCAGAGAATGATACTGTTGATATGGGTTTTGACGCCATTGCTTCACTTGTAGCTAGAACTTCTAATGTTTATGGCAGAGCTGCTAGATTTGCTGGTATAGCTAGAGCTCAATTGAAAATTCTCCAAGGAGACTACAATAGGGTATATAAAGCTAATAAAGTAGGAAAGAACGACTCAGAAAGAGAAGCTTCCGCTATAGCAGCAGCTGAGTCTGAGTATTCTGCTCTTGTCACTTGTGAGTCTATAGTTCATTTAGCTGAGGCTATAGAACTTTCTGCCAGAATAGCATCAGAATCAGCAAGAAAATTGATGGACAAGATGCAGTCCATGCAAATAGCTACCTATAGGGAAGAGAAAGGGTTCTATAGTAGCTCTGATTTTAGTACTTACTAGAAAGAGAAGTATATGTTTTACGCTGTCTATAAAAGTGTTTCTTCACCTGTTGAATTCTATTCTGAGCCAAGAGAAACTTGTGATTTTCCAACTCAAGTTGAATATAATGGTGGTAGATATAGTCTAATCAAAACCATAGTAGTTTCCTCTCCTTCTATTAATAATAGGTTAATGGAAACAATAAAGAAAATAGGTATTGAATATAATGTTAAGGTTAACTGATAATAATGAATGTTGAAGTTTTTTGCGATGGAGCATCACGAGGTCAGGGTCAAAAGAAATTTGGCGAAGCATCCTGCGCTTCCGTAGTTTATAAGAATAGAAAAAAGGTAGCACAGTTTGCTAGGGGACTTGGCCCAAGGACAAATAATGAAGCTGAATACGAGGCAGTTATAACTGGTCTTTTGATATGCTCCATGGCTGATCTTATAGATCCAATTATTTATACAGATTCAGCCGTCGTAGCCAATCAAATAAGCGGTAGATGGAGATGCAAGAATGAATCACTTCTTCCTTTATTGATGACTGTAGAAGAAATAAGGTCAGAATTTAATTTTAGGATTGTTCAAGTTAAAAGAAATTATGTTTGGGAAGCAGATAGTTTAGCTAATCAGTTTCTTGATAATTTACACTATAGGAAAGAAGAACTAAAGTAAAGATTGTGATATAATTATCCATTATGAAAAAATTTAAATATAATCCAAATAAACCTATAATAGTAGGACTAGCAGGAAAAGCTGCCACTGGAAAAACTTCAGTAGCTGAAAAAATAGTACCTAAAGCAAAAGTTGACTTAGGCAACAATGGAATCGTGTGGGATCATATATTTTTTGCGCTTCCACTTTACGAACTAGCTGCAATAAAAAAAGGTGTTATAGGTTCCAGACAAACAGTTAGGCAACTGTATGGTATACACGATACTCTTTATGATTTGTTTGGAAACTCACCGATAGGTGATGTTCCACCTTATGAGGATATGGTCTCTATGGTGCAGGCAATTCAATCCATGCCAATAGAGCCTGAAGGTCTAAAGCCTAGAACCTTTTTGCAAAAAGCCGGAGACGAGTGTAGGTCTCATGATCCCGAGTGTTTTTGTAAGTGGGCAATTAGAAAAGCCAATTCTCTACACTTGTCTTATGTTAGGTCTTTATTGGAGGATACCGATCCTTCTCCATTTGCTGTAGTGGTGTCCGATGTTAGGTATCTAAATGAGGCTCAAACAATTTTAGACCAAGAAAATGGTATGATTGTATGCTATACTGCTTCCGATAAAGTCAGAAATGAAAGAATGTTTAGTAGGGATGGTAGGTACATGACAGAGGAGCAAATGAATCATTCCTCCGAGTTACAGATAGATGACATAGCTAAAGTGTGCAATGTTGTGATTAATACAGATGATTTAACAGTAGAAGATCAAACTTTATTTACTCTTGATTATGTCAACAGTTTAGTGGGAACCTATGCCTAAGATAGTCCCTTCAGCATTTGAGCAGTCAGATAATCATTCCATAGAAAAGGTGGTGCAAATTTTGTCCAGTGAAGTAAGTATTTCTACTAATCCAGTTTTTATTTGTGGAGTCAATAGAAAAATAAATATAGGTAATTTTGAGAACATAGATGTTTACGCAGGTATAACCCTTCCACTGTCAGATGTTTCTCTTAAAGATAAGGAAGCGTTGCAAGCTGCAGTAGAAGAAGCCGCAGCTTATGGTTTTGGTATAGTTTCTAAAGAAACTGGGGAAAGATATTTACTAATAAAAGAGTCACAGCAAGGGAGTTGAAATGAATATTATCAAAAGATTTTTTAAAAACATAATACCATCTAACAAGGGTATCGAAGAAAAGGCTAGCAAAAGATTATCAGAGTTTAATATAGGTGGTTATGACATAGATGATAAGCCTGAAATTGGTGAAGATATCACAGAAGTAGTAAAGATAGAGCCAGTTAAGGTTGAAGGTGAAGTTAAGAAAAAGCCTGGAAGACCTAAGAGTTCTTCCACAAAAAAGACTCCAGCAAAAAAGACTCCAGCAAAAAAGACTCCCTCTAAAAAAGCCTGATTGCTGACACAGAACTGAGAGGGGTAACCCTCTCTTTTTTGTTATCTACGTTTACTATTGTACATAATATCTTTGAAAGGTGTTGTTATGGCTGACAAAAAAGGTTTTGGGATGAAGACATCCTCAGAAAAAAATTACTACAAGCTTCTATCCGATGCTAGCCCAAATATACAGGATCTTAAAGTTACTCCACCAGAGTCTGTTCCTGGAAAAAGAAAAATCAAAAAAAATAAGGGCTAGTAAATGGCCATAAAAAAATTTGTTTACATTAGTGGCCCAAGAATGGGAACTAATAATCAGAAGTCTAACGGACCAGTTGTTAAGACTAGATATAAAAAACGTAAGAAAAAAGGGAAAAAGTAATGGCCGCGAAAAAAGATCCAAGGTTAGCTAGAGCTGGTGTTTCTGGGTTTAATAAACCAAAAAGAACACCAGGCCACCCTACTAAGTCACATGTAGTTGTTGCTAAAGTCGGTGACAAGGTAAAGACTATTCGTTTTGGTCAGCAAGGTGTTTCTGGATCCCCAAAGAAAAAAGGGGAGTCCGCATCTTATGCGGCAAGGAGAAGATCTTTTAAGGCCCGCCATGCTTCGAATATTAAAAAAGGCAAAATGTCTGCAGCCTATTGGGCTGATAGGGTTAAGTGGTGAGCGGTATGGAGGCAGTAATTGTTGCAGCAATAGCTGCAGTAGGTGGAATAGTTACGGCTTTGGTTCAGAAGAGTCGTAAAGAAAATAGGGACGACCACAACGTGGTTGCTGGTATGGTAAGTGGTGTTAAGGATGAGCTCTTTAACCTACATCGCAAAATAGATAAAGTCGATGATCAAATGCAGGATCATATGATGTGGCATTATGAGAAGTCGGATCCTCCAAAAAAGACCAGAACAAGGAAGTCAGAATGATATGGCTCCACCAAAATTAAAAAAAGTAAAAAGAACAGCAAAGTATTATAGAAAAAACGCTGCGGCAAGAAGAAAAAAAGCCGCTACAGATAAAGCTTTTAATTCTAGTCCTTCCCAAAAAGCAAAAAGAAGACAGTTAGCTAAAGCTAGATATAAAAGAGGAATAATGGGTAAAGGTGGCAAAGACATGTCACATACTAAAAGTGGTAAACTCGTGCCAGAAAGCCCTAGTAAAAATAGGGCTAGAAATAGGGGTAAAAAGTAATTTAGTGAGGTTTTTGTGAGTCGTATTGTTGTTAACCGTTTGCCAGGAAATGTTTTATACATGGAAAACGCATTTCCTAAGAGTAAAGATTTTTTATTGAAACTAGAAGAGCTTGAAGGTAATGACGCAGTGCATTCGATCATACCTAAATGGTCCTTCTGGGAGGATGGTGGCCCAGTAAGAACTGACCCAACAGATCCAACTAAATGGGTACAGTATTTTGATGGATCAGAGGACAGTCATCGTGGAGTTTGTAAGAACTTTGACTGGGATGAAACTTTATACGAAGAAAATCCCCATTGGCCAAGAGTCCCTTTGCATCCAAGTTCCAGCGATTCCCACCTTTTAGCCTATGAGGCTATATCTTTAATAGAAAATGATTACATAAAGGCTTTAGGTATTTGGTCAAAAGAAACGGGAAATAAAGTTCCAGAATATATAACAAGAAATTACTGCGTAAGAAAATACAGAGTGAATGGATTTATGGGTGAACACGTTGATAAGAACGTGGAAAATCCACTCAATACTATGGATTGGACTGCTCTTATATATCTTAATGATGATTATGATGGGGGTGAATTATCTTTCCCCGATTTTAATTACGAGATATCTCCTTCTGCTGGGAGCATAGTTTTCTTGCCATGTTTGGCAAAACATAGTGTAAAAAGGGTAAAGTCTGGAAATAAGTGTTATATATTTTTATTTATTCATACTGATTATGGAACAAGTACTGCACTGGGTGAGTCTTACCATTCACTAAACAGTGCTATAAAAAGAAGTGAAGTTTTCATTTAATATTTAAAGATAGATAGAAAGTATTACTATTAGCCGTGGCAGTTGAGGGACTGTCACGGTTTTATTTTGGAGGGAAATACCACTATGAGGAAAATGTTTCTCGCTGCCGTCTTGGCAGCTTTTAGTTTTGGATTAATAAATTCTGAAGGGTCCAGCGCACAAGGTGCTAACTTGTTAGATGTTCCGGTTGATGTAGACTGTGGGGGAACTCCTTGCGGAACAATGACTCTGGCAAATGCTAATACTACAAGAAAGTTAGCAGT